GGAAGAGGCCGAATCAGAGGCGCGGCCAGAGGATTGATCGGCAGTCCCTAATCTGTGAGACATGGAGACTCAACAGATCCAACGGATGGCGCTGCTGGCGCCGAACTCGTGGAACGAGGAAACTCGGACCGCGACGATCGTCATCAGCACGGACGCCGACGTTGGCGATGGGTTCCAGCTGCTTCACACCAACGAAGCGATCCGGTGGCCTAAGCGGCCGCTGCCGACGGACTACGACCACAAGCGCAGCTCAGACACGATCTGGGGTGCGGTCACCAACCTGTCGCTGCAGCGGAACAACGAAGGCATCACCGAGCTGATCGGCGAGGTGGTGGTGGACGGCCCTGCTGCTGCGATGGACATCGCTCTGCCGCGGCTGCGGACTGGCTCGGCTCGGTTCTCTGTGGATGCTCGGATCTACCGGCACCGCGAGGATCGTGCCAGCAACCTGCTGGTCGCCACCGACTGGGAGCCGAATCTGGTTTCCCTGGTGCCGATTGGCCAGGACACGCATGCCGTGATGCGCGGCGAACAACAGCCCATGATCAATCCCGCTGATCCCCCGATGACCGACGACATCCAGGCCGGGGGCGACCCCGCACCGATCGACGCCCAGCGCGCCGACTCCACCCCCGCCGCCGCCCCTGCGGTGGATACCGAACTCCAGCGCACCGCCTCTGAGCTGCGCCGCGAGCGTGACCTGCTCCGGCTGGGCCAAGAGGCCGGCCTCACCGCTGAGCAGACCGACGAGCTGATTCGCTCTGGCAAATCCGTCACCGAGTGCAGCCGCGAGGCTGTGCGGCTGATGCGGATCCGCCTGGAGGGCGGCGATGTCCGCGCCGATGGCGGCCCTGCCCCTTTGGGTCATCCCGCCCGCGTGGACGTGACCCGCGACAGCGGCGACACCCTGCTGCGCGGCATCAGCCTGGGCCTGGAGGCCCGCGTCCGCCCCGGCGTCCTGAAGGGTGATGACGCCGAACTGGGTCGGGAGTTCCGCTCCTACACCCTGCTGGAGATGACCCGGCAGTATCTGGAGAGCCGCGGCGTCAACACCCGCGGGATGAGCAAGACCGAGCTGGTGACCCGTGGCTTCCACAGCACCAGCGACTTCCCGCTGCTGTTCAGCAATCTGGCCGGTAAGACGCTGGACGCGGCCTACATGGAGGAGCCCCACACCTGGCGGCCGATCGCTCGCCAGCGCAACCTGCCCGATTTCAAGAACGCCAACGACCTGATCGTGGCTGGCAGCCTCACCCCTGAGGCACTGCTGGAAGGCGGTGAGTACAAGTCCGGCACTCTGGTCGAAGGGCAGCACACCTGGAAGCTGGCGACCTACGCCCGCAAGGTGACGCTGACTCGCCAGGCCATCATCAACGACGACCTCTCCGCCATGGAGCGTGTCCCCGAGATGCTCGGCCGCGGCTTCCGCCGGCTGGAGAGCAACATCATCTGGGCATTGATCACCGGCAACGCCGTGACCAGCGTGGATGGGCTGTCGCTGTTCAACGCTGCGCACAACAACGGTTCCGCGCAGAGCATCACCACGACAGGATTCAACCTGGCGAAGAAGGCGATGCGCAAGCAGACCGACCTAGCCGGCAACCCGATCAACCTCACCCCGAGCTACATGATCGTGCCCACGGACCTGGAGGCTACCGCCCTGCAGTTTCTGTTCCCGACCGGTTTCGCCCCTGCTGCCCGCACCGGCGACGCTGGCCCAGTGAGTGTCCAGACCGCTGGCATTCAGCTGATCGTCGAGCCACGGCTTGACGCAAGCTCCGCCAGCGTCTGGTATCTGGCCGCCAGCCCCGGCGCTGTCGAGGGCATCGTCTACGGCTATCTGGCCGGCGAGGAGGGGCCCACGGTGACCACCACCGAGAAGCGCGACCCTGATGGAGTTGAGCTGCTGGCCCGCTTCGACTTCGGCGCTGCGGTGAAGGACTACCGCTGCTTCTTCCGCGCTGCTGCGGCTTCCTGATCACCCTGACCCCTTCGCATTGATCCCATGAAGAACTATGTTCAAGACGGCAAGTACCTGGATTTCACGGCTGCGGCCGATGTGGATTCAGGTGAGCTGGTGCAGGTTGGCAGCCTGCACGGCGTGTCGGTGACCGACGTGGCAAGTGGCGCTAAAGGCGTCCTGGCTATGGAGGGTGTTTTCACCCTGCCCAAGCTCACCGCCGCGGCTGGTGATGCCGTAGCCGCCGCTGGCGACCCGGTGTACTTTAGCTCCGGCAGTGTGTCTGGCTCCAGCAGCTCCAGCACCCGCAAGCTGGTTGGCTACGCCCTGACCGCCGCGGCGCAGGCCGTGGCAACGGTGCAGGTACGTCTCGCCAACTGACCAACCCTGGCCCTGCTCCGGCGGGGCCTCAACATTTCCTGAGGACTGAACGATGGGCGCGGCGATCGGATTCGTAGGGGCAGACGGCTACGGCCGGACGGTCAGCACGACCGATCCGTTGCCGGTTGAGGTCGTATCAGGCAGCCCTGGCGGCGGCGGCGGTGGCGCGGTCACCGTGGCTGATGGCGCTGATGTGGCCCAAGGGGCGACGACGCAGGCGGCAGCACCAGCCGATGGCACCGGCAACTACACACGGCTCCAAGCCGCGAAGCGGGGGCTGCTCAACTGGGCGGACCTGCTGGGGCGGATCCCGGCGCTGGTGTCGGGTCGGGTGCCGGTGCAGGCCATCGCGGTGGCCACCGATTCCGTCGGCAACGGCACCCGCGAGTACAACTTCGCCGCCGGGACACGAACGGCGACTTCGGCCACGTCCTCGGCGGCCGTCCCCATCCCCACCCTCGGCGCCTCACGCGAGCTGATGATGGTCGCATCGGCCAGGTGCCTCGTGAAATTCGGGGCCTCTGATGTCACAGCGGCTGCAGCGACAGATGCCGATGTCCTGCCGGTGCCGGTAGATGCGATGTTCCATCACCGAGTTCCAACTGGTGTCACCCATTTCAGGGTGATTCGTGATTCGGTGGACGGCATCCTCCGCACCTTTCCGGTGGCCTGATGATGTTCGGCGTCGGCAACATTGGGGCCATTGGGCGTGGGTACGGGCGAGCGTGGGATCCCCTGTGGATCCTGGCCGGTGCGCGACCATTGCTTGACCTGCCGCTGGCCCGCAATCGGTCGCTGACTGATGTGATCAGCGGGCAGAACCTGATCACGTACAGCCGTGTCGGCAACGGCACCTATATCGATAGCGACCGGATTCTGAAAACTGGCGGGACGAATGTGCCGCTGTTTGACCATGACCCGGTGACGGGGGAAAGCCTAGGGCTGCTGGCAAGAGGGCAAGACGAAAACCTAAACACTTATAGCGAGGCACTGGACAACGCTGCGTGGAACATTATTGGCGGCAGCGTTACTGTAAGTCCCAATGTTGCCATCGCTCCAGACGGACTGCAAACTGCTGACAAGGTGATCGAGGCAACAACGACGGGGGCGCATACGATTGAAAGCTCAGGTTTTCCTTTTCAGGCTGGCACTACATACACCCATTCTATCTTTATGAAGGCTGCAGAGCGTGCACGAGCAAGGATAACCTTTCCCGTCTTATTTACCAATAGAATAGCGTTTGTTGACTTAAACCCTAGCACTTTTGGCGTAATATCAACAGGGGGCATGAATGTTAGAATGGTAGGCCCGTATCCAAATAATTTGTTTAGAGTTATAGCAACAAGCACTGCTACAGCGACTGGGCCCGGTAGAGTTGGTTTTACTCTTGTTGATACAGGAACAAACGTTAGTTATACCGGCGATGGAGTTTCCGGCCTGTTTGCATGGGGCTCCAAGTTAAACGTAGGGACTGAGCCCGGTGACTACATTCCCACCACTGATTCAGCCGTCACCCGTAACGCCGACTTTGCGGATCTGATTGATGCCGCGATTGCAGGCAACATCCGCACCCTGCTTTTGGAGTTCCGCTCTCCAGCCGTGGGCACCCGAGGCGTGGTTTCGCTCAACGACAACACCGCAAACGAACGGGCCAGCATCATTACAAGCGGCACCGACCCGCGACTGGTGGTCGTGGATGGCGGCGTTGAGCAGGCCAATCTCAACGGCGGCACGATCACAGCCGGCACCAGAACGCGGGTTGCGGTGAGGATCGGCGCCAACGATTTTGCGATCTCAACCAACGGCGGCGAAGTGGTCACCGACACCAGCGGCACCCTGCCTACGGTGGATCGCCTGATGCTCGGCCGCACCCAGGCTGGCGAGTGGTTGAATGGCCGCCTGGCCCGCGTTATCGGCTGGCAGGAGCTGGTGCCCAATGCAGCGATGCATGCGCTCTCTGGATCATGACCACGTTCTACCGCTTCCCCGACAAAACGACCGGCCTAGAGGCGCTGGCGACTGCCGGCCTGCTCAATGAGCACGGCGAGATTATCACCGGCAGCCATCATCATGCGCTGGTGGTCATCGATCCCCTGACGCGAGGCGGCACCTACGACCCCGAGACCGGCGAGGTGATCGAGCCGCCGGTCGTCGTTTCTGGTTGGCACGTCAACTACGCCGGCCCACCGATGGACGGTTGGGAGCAATACGCCGTCACCCCGGAGCATCCAGTGATGACGTTCTTCGGAATCCCATGACTTCCTGGACCCGCCTTCATACCCGCCTCTGGGAGGCCACCTCTCGCCGTCTGGGTCGCGTGCCGGTGGTGGCCGGCAACGTGAGCACCACCGGGATGTTCGACGAGAAGTCGGAGCTGGTGCTGGATGAGCAGGTGGTCAGCGTGGAGAACGCCCTGACCGTCGTGACTTCCGAGCTGGGCCACTTGCGCTACGGCGACGCCATCACCGTGGACAGCGTGGCCTATCGCGTGCGGCGCGAGCCGATGCGCATGGCCGACGGGTTGCTCTGTGTCATGTCGCTGGAGCGCTCACTGCCTAGCCTTGACACAGGCGTGTTTGAGGCTGGCGTCTTTCAGCCTGGAGTGTTTACATGACCCTGGATCTCACGCGCCGCAGCGTCAAGAACAGCCCGCTCACCGCTGCTGAGCACGATGGCAATCTCGACAAGCTGGAAGTCGCGATCACCCGCGCGCCGGTACGGGGCCAGCTCAGTCGCGTCACCACCGGGGAGATCGATATCGAGACCCAAGGCACCTACGTGAGCACCGGCCTGGAGGCCACCTTGGACAGCACCACCGCCAGCGGCATGGTGCGCGGCACCGTTGACGCCTTCGGCCTGCGCAACACCAGCGGCGCCACCCGCCTGATGCGGTTCTACGGCAGCATCGATGCCGCCGACGGCAACAACAAGACGATGGGCATCAAGCTGGCGCTGAACGGCACCCCGATCGACGCGACCGAGTGCCGGGCGTTCACCAGCTCCGGCGGCGCCGAGGCCAAGCTGGTCACGAGCTGGATGATCAGCATGGCAGCCAACGATGAAGTGAGTCTGTTCATCGCCAACCACAGCGACACCAGCAATATCGAGCTGCGCCGGGCCCGGCTGGTGGCCAGTGAGGTGCGCTGATGGCCACCCGCCAGGAGCAGATCGTGGCCTACGCCGCCGCCCTGCTGGTGGGCGCTGATGGCGTAGGCAACCGGATCTACCGCAGCCGCCAAGAGGCCTATTCCCGCGACGAGTCGCCATCCATCAGCGTGGAGCCTGGGCCTGATACGGCCAGCTCTCAGCCGGTCTCGACCTGCTACATCGATTGGACGTTCCAGCTGGTGATCGCCGTATTCAGCCGTGGCACCGTTCCACCCTCCGGCACCCCCCTGATGGGCCTGTCGGCCGATCAGGTGGCCGATCCGGTGATCCAGTCGATCCACAGCCTGCTGATGGCCGATCGCAGCATCGGCGGACTGGCGATGGATGTGTGGCCGATCAGCCGTGACCCGCAGATGGTCTCCGCCGAGGATCCATCGATCGTCACCGTGCTCACCTACCAGGTGCGCTATCGGACTGGTGTGCTGGATCTCAGCGGGCCTCCGTAGCCTGCAGATGAGGAATCACACCCCCGTCTATGGCACGGCCACGGCCTGAACCTGATCCCCGACCGACTGACGGCGGCAGCTACCTGCTGGACCCAGAGACCGGGAAGTGGATCAATCAGGAGCCGCCTGCGCCCGCGCCGGTGATCACTGAACCTGTCGTAATCCCGACCGATGCCACTGTTCACTCGTAAGCGGCTGCTGCTGGCAGCGGTCGAATCCACCTACGGCACTGCGCCGACGTTTGCCGGGACTGATGCCCTGCTGGTGTCCAACCTGGACGTCACGCCGCTGGATGTCAACCTGCTTGACCGCGAGCTGGTGCTGCCGTTCTTCGGCAACCGCGAAAAAGTCGTGGGCCAGCGCATGGGCTCGGTGACCTTCGACGTGGAGGTTGCCGGCTCCGGTACCGCCGGCACTGCCCCCCGCTGGGGTCGCTGTCTGCGGGCCTGCGGCTTTGGTGAGACGGTGGTGGCAGCTGACCCAGGACCGGGCAGCGTCACCTATGCGCCAGCCACTGACAGCATCGTGGGCTTGTCGCTCGACTTCAACGCTGACGGCAACCGCCACCTGCTGACCGGCTGCCGCGGCACCGCCACCTTGAACCTGACGGTTGGCGAGATCCCGCGCATCAGCTTTGAGATGATGGGGATCTACAACGACGTGGCCAAGGGCACGCCGCTGGTGCCGACGTTCGCCAACCAGGCGCAGCCGGTGGTGGTCAACAGCCAGAACACCACCAGCGTGTCGGCGTTCAGCTTCTCCGCCTGCATGGAGAGCTTCAGCCTGGCGCTCAACAACGAGACGCCGTTCCGTCAGCTGGCCGGTTGTTCCGAAAACATCCCGATCACCCAGCGGGCGCCCTCGGGCGAGATCAGCATTGAGGCCCCGCTGGCCGGCAGTGGCGCCGGTGAGAAGGACTTCTTCGCACCGGTGTCCGCTCAGACCCTAGGAGCGATCGGCTGGCAGCACGGCCAGACCGCCGGCAACATCGTCACCTTCTCGGCGCCGACCTGCAACCTGGACGGCCCCACCTATGACGACAGCGACGGCGTGATGATGCTCAACCTGCCGTTCATGCCGGTGCCGACCAGTGCCGGCAACGACGAGTTCACGCTCGTTCTCACCTGATCCACTCGCTGACAATTCATGTCATTCGTTCTCAATCAATCGGCCAGCTACACCTGGCCGGTCCCGCTGCTGATCCCGGTTGACGGCGGCCGCCGCGAGAAGTTCAGCTTCGATGCTGAGTTCAAGCGGCTGCCGCAGAGCCGGATCAACGAGATCATCAAGCTGGCCCGGGCCCTGGAGGTCGGCCGTGATGAAGATCAGTCGCTGGACGACAAGACCGCCGCGAAGGAGATCCTGACCGGCTGGTCTGGGGTGGTCGACGACAGCGGCAAGGATATTCCGTTCAGCGAGGCTGCTCTGGAGCAGCTGCTGGAGATCCCCGCCATCGCGGGCCAGATCGTGATGGCATGGTTTAAGTCGATGGAGGTGGCGAAGAAGGGAAACTGACCGGCGCCGTCGATCACTGGTGGCACGGTGACGGCGGCGCCAATGATGACCTGCTGGCCGATCTTGCCGCCTATGGCGCTGATGCAAGCTGCCTGCCGGAAGCTGTCACCAAGCCGCAGCACTTCGAGGTGTGGCCTGAGCATGAGGACGCCGTGATGCTGTTCTTGCAGTGCCAGACCCAGTGGCGAGTCGGCGGCTCCGGCGTGGTGGGGCTGGACTATGGCGTGGTGCTGCAGATGATGGATCTGTACGCTGTGGGTAACAGGCGGCAAGCTCTGGAGGATCTACAGATCATGGAGAGCCGCGCCAAGGAGTTGATCAACAAGGCCGCCACCGCTGATCCTGCCGCCGCCAAGAAAGGGAGGCGCCGCTGATGGCGATGAACTTCGATGCTGTTCTGCGCCTGGCCGCCAAGGTGGTGGGATTTGATGAGATCACCGCGCTGGAAAGGAGCCTGTCCAAGGTGGAGAAGGGCGCCGGCGCCGCTAGGGCATCCTTCGTCGCAGTCGTGAATTCGGCCACCTGGCAAGCAGCCGCAGCCGCAGCCGCTGGAGTGGGTGTGGCGCTGGCAACCAGCGTGCGGGCCGCGATCGATTTTGAGAGTGCCATGGCCGACGTCCGCAAGGTGGTGCCGGGGCTTGATTCGGCCGAGGGATTCAAGGCAATGAAGCAAGAGATCCTCGCGCTAAGCAGGGAGCTGCCGGTCAGCGCTGAAGGACTGGCCGCGATCATGGCTGCAGCCGGCCAATCCGGCATTCCGCGCGCGGAGCTGGCCGAGTTCACAAGGCAGGCCGCTCAGATGGGCGTTGCGTTTGACATCACTGCCGATCAAGCCGGCGAGGCGATGGCCAAGCTCCGCACCAGCATGGGACTGAGCCAGCCGGAGGTGCTAAATCTGGCCAACGCTATGAACCACCTCAGCAACAACATGGCTAGCTCGGCCGCTGAGGTCAACAACTTCATGCTGAGGGTTGGCGCGGTCGGGCAACAGGTGGCAATGACCACCGAGCAGACTGCCGCCCTGGGCTCCGCAATGATCGCTGCCGGCGCTGAGCCTGAGGTTGCCGCTACCAGCTTTCGCAATCTAATCAAGGCGCTTACCAAAGGAGAGGCCGCAACTGCCAATCAAGCAGCGGCGTTCAAGTCGCTTGGTCTTGATGTCAATCAAGTGACCAAAGACATGCAGACCAATGCAGTCGGAACCATCCGCGATGTGTTTCAAAAGATTTCGCAAATGCCGGCCGAGATGCGCGTGTCTACAATTAGCCAGATCTTTGGCGATGAAGCAAGAGCGCTAACGCCACTGATTACCAACATGAAACTATTTGACCAAGCCATGGGGCTGGTAGGAGACAAAAGTAAGTACGCGGGCTCCATGCTGGCTGAGTTCGAGTCAAGGGCTAACACTTCTGCTAACAACTTTCAGTTGCTCCAGAACAACGTCAAGGCGCTTCAAATCGCTATTGGCGAAGGATTGCTGCCTGCGATCAATCTAATCTTGGGCGTTTTGACTCCGGTGCTTTCGGTCGTGGCGGATCTTGCCGGCAGGTTTCCGTTGCTGACCGCCGTGGTGGTGACACTGACCGCTGCCCTGGCCGGGCTGGTGATCTTGGCGCCTGCGATCGTGTCGTTCATCACCTTGATGGGCAGCCTAAAGGCGGCGCTAGGCGTCTCATCGCTGGCCGTTGGCTGGGCCGGCCTGCAAACGGTCGTCATCGTGGCGGTGAGCGCCATGAAGGGCGCGCTAATGGCGTTCGCTGGCTGGCTGGTGTCAACAGCACTGCCGGCGATCTTGGCGTTCTTCTCTGGCCCCGTCGGCTGGACCGTCCTGGCCGTGGCCGCAGTGGTGGCGATGGCGATTGCATTTCGCAAACCGCTCAGTGACTTCCTGCGTTGGGTGAGCACCGGCTTCAGCAATGCCATGCGCAGCGCATGGAATGCCATCACCACCGCACTGCCGAAGGCGATGCAAGCTGCAGCCGGCGCGACCAAGGCCGCCTTCCGTGGCGTGCTGCAGTGGATCGCCAGCAGGATCAATACCGTCGCCGGGCTGATCAACCGCCTCATCGTCAGCTACAACCGCCTGCCGGCACCAGATATCCCGCTTATACCTATCCTTACCGTGCCGGCCTTCGCCCAAGGCGGCGTCGTGGATCGCCCCACCCTGATAGAGGCGGGCGAGGGCGGCGAGCGGGAGTACGTGGTGCCCGAGAGCAAGATGGCCGCGGCCTCCAGCCGGTTCCTGGCGGGGCAACGTGGCGCCAGCGTGATCCCGTCCAGCGCCAGCAGCGGCGGCAGCAGCGGCGGCAGCATCGCTCCGGCTGGTCCGGTGCAGATCACCATCAAGACCGGCCCGGTGATGCAGTCCCAGGACGGCCAGCGGTGGATGACGATCGAGGACGGCGAGCGGATGGCGCGGCAGGCGGTGGAGCAGATGCAGCGCATCAGCCGCACGCCAGGCGGCCGGTACGCCATGGGGGTCCGCTGAGATGGCACGCGGCCAGTCGCAGTACCTGAGGATTTTCGATGAGGCCGGCACCTATCACCGGTGGCAGAACTACTACGTCAACGCCACGGTGGTCAGCGGCGGCGCCAGCTGGGCCTTCCTGCCGTTCGACTTGGATGGATTCACCGCAGGGCAGACTGGCGATGAGGGCGGCGTGAGCGTCACCCTGCCGGCCACGGCGCTGGTGGTGGACGTGGTGGGGGATGCGCTGCGGAACGCCCGGCTGGTGGAGCTCACCATGTACGAGTTCGACACGCTGCAAGGCAACAACGTCCCGCAGGCGGACCAGGACCTGATCGCCAGCTACGTCGGTGAGGTGGTGGCGGCCGGCGGGCCGTTCGAGTCGGTGAACATTGAGCTCGGCAGCAGCCTCTCCCCGGTCGGCGCGCAGGTGCCTCCGCGGACGTTCACCTCCAGGCTGATCGGGGTGCCCTGCAAGCTATGAGCATCATCGGCGGCGACCCCTTCGACACGCTGATCTACCAGCAGGGCCTGGTCGGCACGCCGCTGGTAGAGGGTGGCGCCGGTGGGGCCGATGATCTGGATGTGGCGCAGCGCTCCATCACCATCGGCGAGATAGTGCCGATCGTGTTCTGCCGGCGGGTGGGTGAGATCGGCGGCGTGCTGATCAGCCCCGGCGCCACCGAAGCCCGCTTCGAGAACAGCCTCACCAACGAAGTCACCGCCAGCTACCACGTCGTCCTGAGCGAAGGCGAGCTGCCCGGCATCCAGGTACGGGACGTGTTCCAGCGGTCGTGCCGGGTGGGCAGCTTCACTCAGACCTACAACCGCCGCGCGGGGCCATGGCTGCCGGGGAACTTCATCGTCGATCGTGGCGGCACCTACGTGAGGCCCGAATGCCCCTACTACTGCGGCACCGGTGGCACCTACGAGGACATGACCACCGGCTCCTACGTGATCGCCGACGTGCCTGATGGCGACACCCGCTGGGACCGGCAGATTCACCTGTTCTGTCGCGGCGGGATGCAGGTGACGCGGCTGCTGGATGCCACCTACGGGCCCAGCAACAACATCGCCGACCTGTCGCTCTACCTGCTGCGCAAGACCAGCCGGGTGCCGGCGGCGCTGATTGATCTGGACTCGTTCGAGGCCGCCGCCGAGTTCACCGACAACCTGGGCCTGTGGTTCAACGGGGAGCTGCGGGAGTCCAGCAACCTGGAGGATTTCCTGGCCAGCTATGGCCGGGACTTCCTGCTGACCAAGACCCGCCGCGGCGGCAAGATCGGCCTCCGCCCGCTGCTGCCGGTAACTGCTGACAACGAGATCGACGTGGAGCCGATCGTGCCGGTGTATCAGTTCACCGAGAACCACATCATCCCCGGGAGCTTCGACATCAACTGGGTGCCGCTGGCCGATCGCAAGCTGTTTGTGGCGCTGATGGTCTGGCGGCAGCAGCCGACCGACGACATCGGCATCATCCGCACGACGGAGGTGAGGTACGCCGGCACGGCGCCCGATGGGCCATTCGAGCAGCACGACCTGTCGGTGTTCTGCGCCTCGGAGAACCACGCGGTGAAGGCCGGCGCCTACCGGATCGCCAAGCGCCGGTACGTGAGCCACACCTTGCGGATCAAGGTGCGGCCCGGGTCGTTCAACACCACCCTGTCCCAGGGCGACGTGGTGCGGGTGCTGCTGCAGCGGGTGGCATCATCGGCGCCGGCTGGTGTGCACGACTACCTTTATGAGGTTGACCGGATCGGCAAGAGTCGCGCGGGGGAAGTGTCGCTCGATTTGCTTCACTTCCCAGTGGACGACGCCGGCCGCAGCCTGGTGGCGCTGGATGTGGCGGCGGCGGTGGGCGGCGGTGTGCTGTTCAGCACCGGCAAGAGCGGCACCAGCTGTGATGTGAACAGCAGCACGGACGAGACGGTGCCGGCGGATGATTCGCTGGATCCAGGCGACTGGACGCTGCCGGGTGAAGATGCGTTCGACGTGGATCTGCCAGACACGGACTTTGGCAGCGGTGGGAACTTCGACGGCGGTGGGGACTTCGACGGCGGGGCAGGCAACCCCGGCGAGGGTCTGGATGATCAGCCTCCCAATCCCGTTACTGGCATCTCCCCAGGGGGCCCGGTGCCGGGTGACACGCTGCGTTGGGATGGCTGCGGATGCACTGATTCCACCATCGAGTGGTACGTCGATGGAGTGCTTGCCGGCACTGGTCCTACATATCAGATCACCGTTGCGGATATGGACAAAGGACTTGTCGGCATCGGCAAGTGCAATGGAGTGAATAGTTGCGAGACTGATCCGATCCCGGTGCCGTTTACGCCGGAGGCATACACTTACTGGAGGTTTGTTAGTCCTAATGGCAACATTAGCCCATGGTTTAGCCAAGCAAGCTCCTACGGCGGGTGGTCTGGCCCCTTGAGCCTTTCCCCTGGCGGGCTGATTCCATGGTTTGCTGGCGGTGGGAATATCGCAGTCGTGCCGCCTTTTACGTCTGTTGGCGGATCCCTGGGCGGGGTTTACGGATTCAGTCGTGCAACTAATGAGGCCATTGCTGGGCCTTTTTCCATATACACTGGAGCCGCAAACCTAGATAACCCCTATAACATGGGCTCAGGAGGTACGTGGCAATTTGCAAATAGCAATACAGATACCGGGCCTGATGCATGGGAGGAGGAATGGGATGGCGTAGATAATCCCAACTCGACAGAACCGTAAGCTATGACGACATTCCCTGCCCTGATCCCGAGCACTCGCAGCTACAGCCCCGGCGAGTTCCCGCACACGGCGCATCCGCTGCTGAGCGGGTCGGAGATCCGCGTCCGCCACTCGAACACCGTCCTAGGCGTGCGGCTGCGGCTGACGTTCACTGCCATCACGTCGGCCGATCTGGTGGCGGTGCGGAACCACTACCGAGATCGGCAAGGCGGGTTCCTGCCGTTCGCCATTCCAGCGGAGCTGCTGAGCGGCGTCACCACCCCGGCGGACTTCACCCCTACGGGCCACCAGTGGCGGTACGCGGCGCGACCCAGCGTGTCGGATGTGCCGATCCCTGGCCCCACGCCGACGAACCGGCACGACCTGGTGCTGGAGCTGGAGTCGGTGCCGCCGGAGAACACGATCGTCAGCGGCGCGCGGATCACCGTCCGCGCCACGGTTCGCGGTGGCAGCGCGCAGCTCGGGGCGTTCATTGAGTCGTTCGCTTCGGTGGTGGGTGGTGCCGCATCTGCTGAGGCGTCAACGTCTGCGCTAGGGGCTGCGATCACCGCAAGCGCTTTGGTGGCGGGCGGCACAGCAACAGGAGGTCCGATTGTTGACCCACTCACGGCTCAGGCTTCGGTGGTCGGTGGTGCGGCAAGTGCGGGGGCCATTGATCCCGACTTCGCCAGCGTCTCCCTGCTGCTCCACATGGACGGCACGAATGGCAGCACGACGTTTATTGATAGCGGTCCTAGCGGTCTAACCATGACAAGCGTTGGTGGGGCGCAGATCAGCACAGCGCTAAGCAAGTTCGGCGGGGCGTCTGGTTTGTTTGATGGCGTTGACGGCAGAGTTGATCTGCCTTTGCTAATTACCTATTCAGGACCGTACACCCTAGAGTCGTGGGTCTATAACAGCACAGGATTCGGGTATGACGGAATAGCGTCTGGCCGAGGAGTCACTAACGGTGTTGCCCTTAGGACCGACCCAGACGGCAGGCTTGAGTTTTTGAATCCAGCGCTTAATAGCTATTATTCAACAGTCGCCCTGTCGCTTTCCACATTGCATCATGTAGCACTTACCAGAAACAGTAGCAACGTTATTACCTTCTGGATCGATGGAATAGATTGCGGCACGGTCTCTAATCAGTCAGGCGATCATGTTTGGCGTACGGTTGGATACGCTGGTTTTGGCTCTGAATACTGGCCGGGGCACATTGATGATATGCGATGGACGGCAGTATGCCGTTACACCAGCAACTTCACGCCACCAACTGAGCAATTCCCCGACTCATAGACTGACCCCATCGCCCCAACACCATGGCCGACTTCATCTACAACTCGTTCTGGGAAGACCTGGCCCGTGGTGCCATCGACATGGACACGGACACGTTCAAGCTCATGCTGGTCACCTCCAGCTACACGCCGGATCAGGACGCGCACCTGAAGCGCTCGGCCATCACGAACGAGGTGACCGGCACCGGATACACGGCCGGCGGTGCGACGTGCGCTTGCACGGTGGCGAAGGACGTCAGCACCAACCGCGTCACCTTCACGTTCGCCGGGGTGAACTGGCCGACATCCACGATCACCGCCAGGCGGGGCATCATCTACAAGTCCCGCGGCGGCGCTGATACGGCTGACGAGCTGGTGCTGTGCAACGACTTCGGCGCCGACATCGTTACCACCGCGCAGACCTTCACCGTGGCGCCGAGTGTGATCACGCTCCAGAACGCCGCCGCCTGACGTGGCCCTCTTCCCCGCTCTGGAGCCCAGCACCCGCAGCTACGTGATGGGCGACTTCTCCATGTCGCGTGCGGCCGGCTTCGGTGGTGGCGATGTGCGGTTCCTGCACTCTGAGGCCGAGCTGGGCCACGATGCCACTCTGACGTTCGAGGTCATCAGCGGCGCAGAGCTGGCCCTGATCCGCGAGCACTACCGAGGCCAGGATGGCGGCCACCTGTCGTTCCTGCTGCCGGCGATCATCTGGCAAGGGCATCCGGCCGGCGGCATCCTGCCCGGTACCGGCCGCTGGCGGTACGCCGGCCCGCCCGAGGAAACGCACCGCAGCGGCGACCTGTACGACGTGGTGGTGCCGCTGCTGTATGTGGGCACTGAGCCGCCATCCGTAGCATGATGCAAGATCTTTCGTCGCCTCTCATGCCCGGGCCAGAGCCCACTCATGGGGACATCCTCGAAAAGCTGGGCGAGCTGAAGGGGCAGGTCTCAACCCTGATCGGGCTGGTGGGGCAGAAGCGTGAGGACATCAACGCGCTTTACTCTCGGGTCAGCCTGCTGGAGAAGATGGGCGCTAGCCGTGATGAACTCAACGAAGCAGAGAAGCGCATCAACAGCCTGGAGAAGGAGATCGCCAAATGGGCCGGCATCTGCCTGGCCGCGTCGCTGGCGCTGCCCATGCTGATGCCGTACCTGATCCAAGGCGTGCAACGCATTGAGCAGGACTCTGAAACGAAACTGGAGCGGATCCGATGAAACTCCCTGCCATCATCTCCGCCATTGTCGGCATCCCCGCCTCTGCCTGGCTGGCGCTGGCTGGTGTGGGCTTCACCGTCCGTTGTGAGCTGTCGCCGACCCTCCCTGGTGGCTGGCCCACCTGCTGGGTGATTGGTGGGTCGGTGGCTGGTGTGCCGTTTGCCAAGCGGCTGGCGGAGAAGGCTGGTTTCGTGGATGGGTTCAACACCTACAACCCGGCCCTGCGGAAGGAGGATGAGGAATCGAAGCCCACTGGAGGGATGTTCCGCCGATGACCTACGCCACCGTCCGCGCAGCCGCACAGCACATCGCCCGCGCCGGTACCATCACCCCCCACCAGCTGGCTGCCCTGGGCCGGCTGGATGAGCTGCTGACCGATGAGCAGCGGCAGCTGTTCACCGACCTATGGCGGGCGCAGGGCAGCCCCGCAGCGAAGCCCCCCAGCGCGCCCGCCCTGGTGACGATGGCGCAGGCGACGGCGGTGTTCACCCGGGCCCCGAGCGCGGCGCAGGTGGCCGACCTGAACGACTGCCTGCGGCGATTCTCGATCAACACCCCGGCGAGGGTGCGGCACTTCCTGGCCCAGGTGGGGCACGAATCCGGCGGCCTGCGATGGATGCTCGAACTTGCCAGCGGCGAGGCCTACGAAGGCCGGCAGGATCTTGGCAACACCCGCGCCGGTGACGGCGTGCGGTTCAAGGGCGCCGGGGCGATTCAGCTCACCGGCCGCTACAACTACCAGCGGTTTGCCGACTTCATCAAGGATCCCCGGGTGATGGAGGGGGCGGACTACGTGTCGACCGTCTACCCCTTCACCTCTGCCGGCTTCTGGTGGCACCTGAACGCCATGAACGCCTTTGTCGATCAGGGTGCCAGCTGCCGGCAGGTGTCGGCTTCGGTGAACGGTCGCGATCCGGCGAACGGTCTGGACGATCGTGAGGCGTACTACGCCCGGGCGGTAGCGGCCATCCCGCAGGCGGGACGTCCGGCAGTGGAGCTGCAGCAGGCCACCGGCCACGGCAACCCGCTACAGGTGCCTTGGTATGCGCAGCTCGACAGCGCCGACCGGGGACAGGCGGCGCGGATGTGCTTCTCCAGCAGCTGCGCCATGATGCTGCAGTACCTGAAGCCCGGCACCCTGAGCGGGCCGAACGGCGACGATCAGTACCTGAAGCGGGTCCAGCAGTATGGCGACACCACCGACGCAAAGGCTCAGGTCCGGGCGCTCAGCAGCTTCGGGGTGCGGGCGAGGTTCACCCAGGCCGCCGGCTGGGGCGACATCGAGCGGCAGATCAACGCCGGCATCCCCGTCCCCTGCGGATTCCTGCATCGCGGGCCGGTGTCAGCGCCGAGCGGCGGCGGGCACTGGCTGATTGTCGTGGGCTTCACCCAGACTCACCTGATTGTTCATGACCCGTTTGGCGAGGCTGACCTGGTGGGCGGCAAGACTCTCGGCGGCGTGGCCCGGTTCGCCCGCTACAGCCGCCAGAACTTCGGCCCACGGTGGCAGGTGGAGGGGCCCGGGACCGGCTGGGCGATCATTGCGGACCGCTGAATGGCCTTCGATCACCTGATCGATGAGACCGAGCTACAGCCGAAACGCATCACCAAACATCGCTTCCGCGCGCGGATCTTCCTGGCGTGGGGCCATGCCTGCGCCTACTGCGGTGAGCAGGCCGACACCCTCGATCACGTGCTGCCGCGATCCCAGGGCGGGCTGACGGTGATGGAGAACCTGGTACCGGCGTGCCGGCGCTGCAACGGGTCCAAGTCGTCGGCGGACTGGCGCGAGTGGTTCGCCGCTCAGCCTTGGCACTGCCCGGATCGTGCGGGACGGATCGACGGGTGGATCAGCTAGGCGTCGGCAGCCCGGTGGCGGTGGCCATCATCTCCAGCACGGTGATCGCATGGTGGCCGGTGTAGCAGCGGACAACGGTACCGAGGCCCACCACAGCCCAGCAGGCGCCGCCTCGCGCATCCCGCGAAACTGTGATGTAGGGCACCGAATCACACTGCTCAGACTGTGGCAACTGTGCTGGTCCCATGGATTCGTTTCTCGCTCCGACCCTCAGCCTGCCGACCCAGCTGGAGATGGAACTGGACCGGCGATCAGCGGCACGGATGAGCCGCCACCAGCTGCTGGCCAAAACCCAGGAGCTGATCGAGGCCTGGTACCTGCAGAGCGCGATGCTGAATGGCGCCCTCGGCGAGATCCGCCAGCTGCAGGTGAAGCTCGCCCTGGCCGGGCCGCCGACGCCATCGAAGCGCGAGCCGGAGCCGCAGCACGTGGAGTGGGCCCGCGAGCTGCTGGGCCAGCCATGAGCCAGGAGGACGTGCGGGAGCTGGTGGCCGCGGCGATCCGCGAGCATGAGATCCGGGTGGCG